AAGTTGGATATAAACCATTTTGATCTTCATCCTCTACATAATCCATCATGTCTTTTAAATATACACTAGCTTTTCTATAAGTGTCTTGTTTGTATGCATTTAAATCAGCAGGGTCAACAATAGAAGAAAACTCATCTATGTTGTTTACAATTCCCATACTAGAACTATTGCTTTGTACTTCATTTATTACTTCAAATCTAACAAACCAGCATAAAGTCCTTGTAAGAAAGTCATCCATCAAAGTTTGATTAGCAGTAGATAAAGTACCATTATGGTGTTGTGTTTTTATTTCTTCATAGAACTTCTTACCTAACACTGGTTTGATATGTGCAAGTTCTGTTAGCAAAATAGAGTTGTTAGAAATCAATGCAGGGTCTGTATTAGCGTTTGTAAAACTATTACTAATAACTTCTGCTGCTGTAACTAAAGGATTATATTGATTTACGTTTGCCATATTACTGTTGTATTTCTACTGATTTTTGTTCTTCTATTTGTCCGTCTCCATCATCATCTCTTTGTGTAACTATTATCTCCCTGTCTGCTATAAACATATCACCTCCTTCAAGTAAAGGAAAGTCCTCATCTAATAATTTTCTTTGCTCATTGATTGTCAATACTTCTTTAACATCTATATCTGTTATGTAAGAGATAGGTGGTTCAAAGTGTATCATTAACTCTTCTGGTTGATAATTTAACTCTCTGAACAGTAAAGTTCTTATACCATTTAATAACATATCTGATGTGTCTTTTACAACAGTTGTCATACATAAGTCATATGCTATTCTTATCTCACTTCCTGTGTTATTCATCTTACCTGAACTAACTATACCTGATAAAGAAGGTTGCCATCTATGTGCAGTGATAATATTTTGATCAGTAATCTTCTGTAGGTCTAACCAACTACCATCTTGATCATCTTTAATTATCTGTACGTTTGCTGGTGATGTGTCACCATTCTTTACAATAAATAATATCTTACCATTGTTGCCCTCTCCAACAAATTTCTTTTGTGCTTCTTTTACCATCTTCTTTGCTTCATCTTCTCCCATGTCACCACTGATCTCAACAATTGCTGATGGTTGAAAACCATTTTGAAACTTTGTATGATTCCATTTACCAATTTCATAATCTACTGCAACGTGCTCTAGTGCAGCTACATAATCTGGTAAACCATAAAAGTTAAAGGTTGGTTCGTAGTCTTTAAAATGAATAACAAACCTACTATTATTTACTTGTGGGTAAATAGGTATTTTTTTCATTTTCTTTTGCTCCGTCTTGTATCTTGCCCAGTCAGGATGTATGTAAACTTCTTTCTTAGTTTTTGACATTCTAACTGTTGTAGCATCTACATGATATAGATTCATACCACCTTCATATAATACACCTTCTAAGTATGCATTACCAAAAGTATAGTAATCATCTGCTAATTTTTTATATACATCTCTAAGAGATTCTCCATCTGCATTTACATCTCTGATGTATGATTTAAGATTATCGTTTTTTGTAACAAACTTAGCACCACTTGTAAAGATTGTTTTTTGTGCTAATACACTTCTATGTGTAGATGATTTTCTTTTTAGCTCTGCAAGATATTGAGGAAATAAATTGTTTTGACCAAAAGGGATAAACTCTGTGTGTACCTGTTTCAGGTCTTGTGGTTCTTCAATATGTTGTGGTGTCGCTAAATTAAAAACACCGAACTCAAAAGTATTACTCTTACTCTTTGTCGATGTTCTTGCTTGACCTTTTACTTTTCTTTGACTCATCTTTTGTTTTAGTGTTTGAAATTTTTTCTATTGCACCTGTCATTCCTAATTCTTCATAAGCATAAGCTAATTCTTCCTGTGTCGCTGTTTCCCAAAAGATTGTAACACCATTTTTTACTGATGCTCCTTTATTTAATTTTGCCTTATAAGTTCCCATATATGTATATATTTTTAAACTTGGTAATTCTTTTACTTCTTTACAATCACACATAATTTAAATATAGGAAACTTTTTTTTAGTTTTACGATTTTACTCAACCTAAATTAAATTATTATACAAAAGTTGCTACTGTACCTGTAATGCTTACTGGTGTACCATTAACATAAGTTCTTGGTAACTCATATTGAGTACAAGTAATAGTAACTGTTACTCCATTTTGATCTGCAAAAGCTGCACCAGAACCACCTTCAATACTTGCTACTCTAGCAAATGTTTGTGGTCTCGTTCCAGAATGAGCAGCTACTGCAATATCTAAGTTTTGGTCACTACCTGTTAGTGTATTACTAATACCTAAAACTAAATGTGTTGCTGTCGAAGCTGAACTTGTAGCAGTTTCAGGGTCTCCATTACTATCAACCACTATAACCTGTAAGGGTTCGTTTGTTAACTCTTGTAATCTTGTGATTTTAGCAAGATCTGTATTTGGTAACATAAAACTTAAATTACATTCATATGTGCTTACTCCATTCTCACTTGTTCCTGCTATCTGCAAATCACTAGTTTCAATTTTAGTTTCATAAACACCCCATGTAGAGTTAGTACCTCCACTATCAGCTATAGAAGTAACTGTGTGATTGCTACCATCAATTACTAATTGATCAGGACTTCCTGTACTATTCCATTTTCTTATGTACACTCTCTGAATACCACCTACAGCTTGAACGTCACTACACGCTATTGCTAAACCTGTATCTATTGCCATAATTTTTTATTTTTTATTGTTATTAATTATTAATCAGTTTGTGCTTGATATGAAGCTGATGGTGTTGCATCATTATAGTAACTTATTGTACCTGCGTATTCTCTTGGTAATTCAAATTGTCTTGCCATAAGATTTACAGTTAATCCATTCATATCTGTAAATGCTTGACCAGTTCCACCTTCCATACTTACTAAGTTTAAAAACGTTTGACTTCTAAACTCATTAGATATGTTTAAGTATTTTTCACTTGCTCCAACTACTAATTCTGTACCATTACTATCAACAATAATACCCATCATACATTCTTGCAACAAATTTTGTAATTCATGAAATTTAGCTTTACCTAGTTTTGGTAACATAAAGCTAACATTACATTCAAATAATGTTGAACCATTTTCTTTCGTAGCATTAACTGTCAAAGATGCTTCTTGATTTTTAAATTCATAAGCATACCAATCTGCTGAAGTACCACCAGTATCTACAATGCTTGTAATATCATGTCTACCAGCATCATTATTAAAAGTTACGTTATCACCACTTGCCCAACTTCTTAGCAATATATGTTTTATACCACCTGTAGAAAGTAAATCTGAATGATTTATAGCTATACCTTTATCTATTGCCATGTTATTATTTTTTTAAAAGTTATTAAAAGTAATATGAGAGGGTTTTTACACCCTCTCTACTATTACATTATTATTGCTTGATTATGCACCATTGTACCAAAGAAGGGAACATAAACTGTACGCCTAACTTAAAGTAACCTCTTACAAACATTTTTTCTTCTAAATCATCGTAGAAGATTTTGAATGAAGATTCTGGGTCATTTACATCTGAACCGATAGCTAGGTTCTCTACTGCACAGTAACATACACCTTGTGTATAGTTTACCGCACTGATAGTAAACATTGCTGGGTTAGTGTCTGCAAGTATAGTGTCCCACTCATACATTGGTACGATTTCAACACCTCTAAACGCTACTCTAGGAGCACCACTTACTTGAGCTTGGTAAGCTAAGTCAGCACTTGTTCCTTCTAAGTTTGCAAGATATGCATTGTATATTTTAGGAGTTACAAATAACTTTTTCTCACCTGCTGGAACTTGTTGTAAAGCTGCTGGAGCATTATCAAATGCTTTTCTGATTGCTTTGATAGCTTCTTCTGCTGTTGGGTTATCTGAATCAGTTGCAGTTATTGCTCTTTTAGCTGTTTCTACAGTAGTATCATCACCCATTAATTTCATCCAACCAGTCATTTGGTCGTAATCTGAAGTTGAACCATCACCACCCCAAGCTAATCTTACTACATCAGAACCAATACCAGATACAGTTCTATTTAAGATTGCGTCTGCTACCATAGTTCCTTCTACATTTCTTACATCAACTCCACTCTTGTAAAGTTCTTCAATGTAAGTTCCATGAAATTCATTTGAACATTGTTCTAAAGCTACTCTCATTCTACCTGCTGTTATTGTCTTTTGCTCTATATTAAAAGAGTCAGACGTACTGCTTGATGAACAAGTTGTGTACAATTGAACAATTTTTTTGAGACTAGCACTTGTATAAACGTTCATTTTATGCTTAACATTAGGTATTACTCTATAGTTACGCATTATTTCGTCACTTTTAAATACTGGCTCAAAGAATAATTGATTTAGGTTTGCTCCACTATAAGATGCGAAACTTGAACCTTTTGCTGCTACGTTTGCCATTTTATTTTATTTTTTAATTATGATTTAAATTTATTTTTAATTCTTTCTGCTAATGCGTTATAAAAGTCTGCGTTAGCATCTACAACTTTGTTTTCAACAACTGCTGGTTCTGCATCTTTTTTGATTTCTGTACCAGTAGCTTCTGATTTATTTAACAAAGTGTTTAGTCTTTCTACCTCCTCAGTTAAAGTTGCTTTCTCTCCATTTAAAGATGCAGCTTCCTCTGTAAGATTAGAAATAGTTTCGTTAGCTTCAGATAATTTAGCTTCAAAGTCTGTAAGTTTATTCATAACTTCTTCTTTATCAGCAATAGTAATCTCAACGTCAGAAACAGCAGTTTCAGAGTTATTATCACCTTTTACCTTAGTAACGATTTCATCGATTTTACTGTTAAACCAGTTTTTTAAATCTTCTGTCATTTTACTACTTTTTAAATTACTATTTAGGATTTTATTTACTTTTTCGTTTGTCATGTTTTTATATTGAGAAACATCTGCTTTTGCTGCAACCTTAATTGCATCAGATATTCTATCTATAAAGCCATACTCAAACGCTTCCTCAGCAGTCATCCATGTTTCGTTATCCATTAAATCCATGATCTCGTCATAGTATCTACCAGTTTTCTTAACATAAACCTCTGCTATTTCGTTACTTATCTTCTCCAGTACCTGTGCTTGTTTCATCATCTCATTAGCATCACCCTGAATACTACCCCATGCATTATGAATCATAAACAAAGAGTTTTCACTCATAACTACCTCATCAGCAGCTAAAGCAACAACAGTAGCAATACTAGCTGCAATACCTTCAATGTATGCAGTAGTCTTACCTTTTCTGTTTTTTATAATCGAGTGCATTGCCATGCCTTCAAAAACTTCACCACCAACACTATTAATATGTAAAGTGATGTCACGTCCATCCAAACCTTTAATGTCATCAACAAACTTTTGTGCTGTTATGCCAAAAGTACCGATGTCATTAAAAATATAAACATCTGTTAATGCAGATGCTTCGTTTTTAATTTCGTACCATTTTCCGTTCATACTACAAAATTACTACTGAATTTATTTATTGATACCTAATTAAAGGAAAAAACTTTATGTTGTAGATACGTTATTAGACATTTTACTTTTTCTTCTGTCTTTATATACAATATTTTGTACTTGACTTTCACATATCTCATACTTTATAGATAAGTCCATAAATGTAGCAGTTCTATTACCTTCGTTATGTACAAGCATTTTATCAAAGTCAGTTATTATCATATAGTTTCTTAACCTTCTTTTCTCTACCATACCTCTTTCCACAAGATGTCTTAATATGTCTTTTGTCGTAGGATCATTGCCAAATCTTTTTGCAAGTTCTACAGTTAAAGTTTCTATGTACTCGTAAATTACTTTAGGTTTATTTTTTAGATTTTTTGGCACGAGTTTTCTTTTTAGGTGTTTCTATTTCTGTATCCCACTCTATGTGCATAGTTTTAAAAAACTTTATTACAGCATTTCTACAGCTTGTGCAATTTATATCTTGTTTGTTAGCAGGAAATAACCTATGCCATTCAGCAAATAAAATATTCATACATTCTTTTTTATGCTGACTATAGTTTCTGTTATAATCATCATTTTGTTTTAATGTATCTATAATTAATTCTTTTTGTGCTTTTGTAAAAGTTTTTGATACTGCTTTTATATCTGTCATATTACCATTTATTAATTGGACATTTACCAAAAAACTCTTTAGTTAATGCTGTTTTTGCATCAAGAAAGCAAGTGCATTTAGCACATCTAGCTCCTCTATCCCATTTTGGATATTTTAATAATAAAAAGTTTCTGTAAAAGGTACAGCTTTTGCATATATCTAATCTTCTCTGTTTTTCTTTTTTATCAACGAACATATGTTAATTTTTTAAAATCCTGCCTGACTTTGTATCAGACTTACATTATTTTGCGTATTAGTAATATCACTTTCTAATACATATACTCTACCTCCTTGACTTACTGCTCCTGCGAGTCCATTCATTCCAACAGCATTGAACTGATTAGTAGCAAATGATGGCATATTCAATAAACCTCCATCTGCAAACTTAACACCACCTCCTGCTGCGTTTATAGCAGATAACTGACTTCTAAACATAGACGTACTACGCTTATTTATTACAGCTTCTCCACCTTCTAATTCTACTACTCTACCACCTACTGCAAACTTCTCCCCACCATTAGCGTGTGATTTACCATGAACCATACCTCCATCTGCAAACTTTTGACTAGCAATTACAGCTACCTGTCCTGCTGTAGCTGCTATGATTGGTGGTATAGCTATACCTGCTGCCACACCTGTTTGAGCTAAAACTTGTGTAACAGCTAAAGCACCATTGATTAATGCTTGAGCTATAGACCTTCTTTGGTCTGCAAGAAATTTATCTTTTTCTATCTTTCTAACCTCTTTGTCAAATTTATCTTGATTTATGATACCACTTTCTAACTGTTCTTGCAATCTTTTCTTATCTCTTTCAACTTGCTGGTTTCTTACATTTTCTTGTATTTGAAAGATAGCATCAGCAGTTGATTGAGTCATAGCTATAACACTCATACTTCTTTGCTCTTCTAGTTTTTGTTCATCAGTATATTGCTTAAATCTTAATTTAGCTAACATATCATATATTTTTATCTTTTCATCTGCTTCAAGCTCAACTAATCGTATAGTTTCTTCTAACAATTCAATTCTTTTGTTTGTTGATTGTTCTTCAAATAAATCTACATCTTTCCTTTTATCTCTTATGGCGTTCATTAATTGGATTTCCATTTCCATAAACTGCGTTTGCAATATTTGTGTTCGTGTCAGCTCTTTAGTTGCTGCTGTTGATTTGTTTGTATTTTTTGTGTTTTGTTCTGTTTTCTTATTTAAATCTTCTAGGGTTATTCCCATTTCATCAGCAGCGTCTGTTATTTTCTTTATTTCTTCTTCACCCTTCTCAAGTTCTTTTTTCAGTCTTGTAACTTTTTTCTCTGCAATATCTAATGCTGAATTACTTCCTTCTATCGATTGTGTGTTTTCAATCCTTGTCAATTTATCTTTAACATAAGCATTTGTTAATTCTTCTGTTTTAACACGGACAGTTTCTAAATTTTCTGCTTGTAAATTTGTTACATTTTTTTCTGCTTCTGCTAATGCTATTCTTGTTTCTATATTCTTCTGTGTCTGTTCTTGTAGTAATTCAGACATAGCTAAAATATTTATTCTGTCAAGTAACGCTTGATTTGCATTATCTTGAGCAGTTTCAAGCTGTTCTAAAGTTGTTTTTTCAGTAATTATGTTTGGTAAATATTCACCATATTTCATATTTAACTCTGCTATTAATCTGTTTCTAGTATCTTGTTCTAAATTTTGTTTTTTCAAAGTATTAAACAATATATTCATTTCAGCAGAATCTTCTCTCAGTTGTTCTGATAATGGTGTATCAAAGAAATCAGTGATTGCGTTTTTTAAGTTTGCAAACATATCAACAATGTTTTTCAAACCTTCTCCAAATTTTTCTACTAAAACGATTTGTAAACCCTGTGTTGCTGATTGCGACCTTTTAAATGCACCCTCTAAAGTATCACCTACAATAAATGCCATTTGTGATGCTGCACCAGTTGCACCTTCTAAAGCATCTCTTAATTCAATAGTTCTTTGTCTGCTTGTGATCATTTGCTCGAAAGCTGCTGCTTGTCTTAAATCTACAACCTCCATAATCTCTGCTAGACTACCACCTTCTTCTGAGAACTTAGTCAAAGCTGGTACTAATTCATCTAAGCTATGTATAGTCTTACCAAATGATTTTACTAAATCAGAATTAGGATCTTGCATTTTAAGAAGTATATTTCTTAAAGATGTACCTGCAATAGACGCTTCAATACCTGAGTCTGCAAGTTGTGCCATGATAGCTGTAGTATCTTCAATAGAAAAACCTGCTGCTTTTGCAATAGGAGCAACCTTAGTCATAGATGTTTGAAACTTCTCAATATCTAACGCTGACGATGTAAATGCTACTGCCATAACATCAACTACTCTTTGTGTTTCTGATGCGTCTAATCCAAAACCTCTAACAGATGCTCCAGCTACAATCGCAGCTCTACCCAAGTCACTATCTGTTGCTGTTGCAAGTTGTAATGTAGCTTCCTGTGCATCCATGATTTCTTTAGTTGTAAAACCTAACTTACCAAAGTTAGTTTGTAGTTCAGCTACTTGTTGTGCTGTAAAGAAGGTTGTTCTACCAAGTTCTTGAGCAGATTCTGATAATTGTCTAAACTCTGTGTTGTTTGCACCAGTAATTGCTTTTACTTTAGCCATTTGAAATTCATAATCTCTAAATGCCCTAACTGAATCGGCAATCAATTTATTAATTGTTCTAAAAGCTGCTGCACTACCTAATATACCAGCAGTCAGTAAGCCATATTGTTTTACTAAACTACCTACACCTCTTGTTGCTTTTTTAGTTGTATTATTAAGATTATTTAAATCCTTATCACCTTTTACAACTACCTGTACTACTATCTTTTCTGTGTTTGTTGCCATATCAACTTAATTTTGTGTTGTTTCTAATATCTTTACTTATCATGTCAGCTACATCTTTACCTATTGATTCTGCTAACTCTGCTGCTATTTGTTTTTTATATTTTCTTGCTGTATAACCAGCAAAATCTGTTCTTCTAAGATTATTACCTTCTGTCCAATAAACATATGGTTTGCCATAAAACTTGTTTGTAAGTTTATTATAGATGAGGATTGCAGTTCTTTCAATACGTTCACTATCTGTTGGAAAACCTGATTTACCACCTTTGCTTTTTATCCATTTTATTATAGATCTGACTGATACTTTAAATGCAGATTCTTTATTTTGCAAAACATTCCAGTATAGTTTATTAGTTTCTATATTTAAGACACCTGAGTTTCTTTTTGATCTAACCTTAAAACTTTTAAGTAAAGCACCAGATGCAACGTGTTTTTGGTTTTTAAGTTCCTCTTGCAAACCTTTCACAACAAGTTTACCAACTCTTAATAATTCTTTGCTTGTATGTTTAAATGTAATCATTATTCTAGGGTGTCTGAGTAAGCGATTAAATTAGTTGTTTGTTCTATAGTATATTCAGTAACGTCTTTGTTAGTGCTAAATATCAAAGGTTGTATATTACCAAATTCATCTGTAATAACTACCTGTGCATATTCAGAAGCTGAGTTTTCATAATACACATTACCTGCACCTACTGTTACAATACCTGAGCTGCTAACATTTAAATGTTTTAAAACTGAACTCTTTTTTGCTATTATGTCTTGTCTATATCTACCCATATTTTAAACTTCAAACCATTGTATTACTTCCACCTTTGTAGTTATATTTTTAGCAGGTGAATAATCTACTATTTTATTAATCCTCCACAAACTACCATCAAAAAATATTAGCTTTCTAAAATCTAAATTAATTATATCTTGTGATTTTAAATTCATATGAACTGTTCTAATTCTTGGTGATTGCAACATTTGCTTTATCATTTTTTCATAATATGTAGAATACAAACCTTTGACTAAGGTTGATGTACCTGAAAAAGGTGGCTGTATAGTTTCATCATTATATGATAGTGATGGAAAAGATGCATCTTCAAAATCTACAAAAGTTGCTCTAGGATATGATGTGCTACCCAAAAAATTATTAGCAGATATTTCTCTATCAAATCTAGTGACGTAGTTACTATTATTAGGATTGTTGACTTGCCCATGATAGTATGCTATTCTTGGTTCGTACTTATATCCTTTTTCAGGTCTTTCTACTGGAGGAACAATATTAGAATCAAAACCTATTGTAACAGATGGTGGTACTTCCGACCACATTACAGGGATTAGCACACCATTATTATATGCTGCATAAACACAATCATTATCCCATGTTTGTATCGTTGGTGCAAATAAAGGATTTACAAATTCTTTTTTGCCTTTTGGAAATTTATCACCTAAGTCAATGTAATACGCAAACAAAGGATTTTCTAACGCATTTCCATTTTCGTTTTCATTTAGATATTGTGCGTATTTATCATTACTATCTTCTTTGTATTTAAATATAACTTCTTCATTTAATCCTAACTCATATTTATCTTCTATACCTTTAGAATAATCAACCTTGCTAGACCAATCTAATGCATCGTTAGCAGAGCCATAAAAATCATTATATGGTTCTATATAAACTTTTTTACTCTGTACGTCAGTATAAAATTGTAAATTAAACATATGTGATATACCTTTAATAAAATCTATTTGTTTTATGTTACATGGTAAAATATCTGTCAACTTAAATGTTTGTCCAATCATTAAATCTTGAGAATCATACTCGACCTTAAATGTAGAAACTAAGTTTTGAAAACTATTAACACCTCCAATACCTCCAAAAGCTGCTGCTACTCGCAACTGGCTATCAGTAGTTCCAGAAATTTCTGTTAAATCTATTCTCATAGCAGCTTCAACAGTTTCACCCTCTTGAAAATAAACGTATTGAGAACCAAAATTATCTTGAGTAGTTATAGATTGGTTTGGAAAGTAACCAAAACTTGCAGCACCTGTTGGTGATGTGCCACTATTAGGATAAAATGTGTTATTCCATCTATGCAAGAAAGTACCACTAGAATCTCTTTTTATAAGTCTAATCCTCATTCTTGTTAAAAATGTTCCATTAGACGCTTGACTTACTCCAAACAATATATTTGCACTAGCACTGATTTTATATCTACCTGTTCTTGGACAAGTCCATTTTCCAGTTGATGTATTATATGCGTTTACTGGATCAGAAATTTCAGTATCATATTTTAAAATGACATCTATTGCACTATTAGATGATTGTGGAAAAACACCATTAAGAGGATTTATAAAACTACCACCACTAAACGCACCAGAAGTACCTAAAATCATTTGAAAATCAGTAAAACTTGCATCAACCCTATGTATCTCTGCACTCAATGCTTTTTGTTCTGCTAAAGCATCTTCATTGCCTTTTGTAAAATTAAAGTGTGATATTAGCTTTTTAAAATTAGCAGTTTCAATAAATGTTGAATCTATTGCAAAACCAATGTTTTTAAATATTTCTTTTAGTATGTTATAAACCCAAAACCAACCTCTCCAATCATAGGAAGGTAAATTTTCCTCATATATGTTTACACCACCTAATGTACTATCTTCATTAAAATCACCATAGCTTACTAAAGGATATATTATTTCTGAATTTGCTTGTGTTTTTGCCCAACTATTATTTATTGTAGTGTAATCATAAGTTTGCAAACCAGCCGTAGCAAACTCAAGATCACAAAGTTTTTTATCTTTAATTTCATTAACCCAAGAAAAATTACCACCAAATATAGTACAAGAATAAGACTTTGGATTTTTATCTTGAGTGCTACCAGACAATTTGATTTTCCCTACAAAAAACTCTATACTATCAACTAAAATTCTACAGTCTTTTAGATGATACATATTTTTTGTATTTAAAACTTGTGAATTATATATGTGTTGAAATATTCTGTTATTATTTTTTGTTGCTGGTAAATTAAATGTTTTTGAGAAATTACCAAATCTACTTTCTAAATCTTTACCATCTGACACTGTAAAGTTTAATGATAAAGGAAAGTTTTGACTATCTGTAATATCTAACTGCCCTATAACACCTGTGCTAAGAACTGGTTGTAAATCTGCATTTGACAACACATCACTAACACTTGTAGTTGTTACTATAATTCTAATTGTAGAATTGTAACCAGATCCAGCATTTCCTATTGAAACGCTAGTTATAACAAACGGATCAGCTTGAGTACCACTACCTGATGTAGTCAAAGTTACAGTAGCTGATGTAGTTGGATTTGGTTGACCTGCACCATTAAAAACAAGAGCTACAGGTGTATCTAAAAATTGACCTCCATCAATAATATTAACTCTTTCCAGACTGTCACCAGTTTCAAAATCAAGAACCTCAACTTGTATTTTCTTATCTGCCATTTAGTTTCTCTGTGTGTTTATCTTATGTGAATGTGTGTATTCAATATTAAATTTAACGAGCCCTTGCTCTTGGTTGACAGTTTCAACAGAACTATTTGTAATAATGACTGGAAAGTAATCTTTTGTAGATGGGTGCATAGCACTATCTATATTGTTTGCTCTTTGTGATGCGTCATTCTCAAGCTCTATCCAAACAGATGGAGAAGTAATTAGTTCACTTAACCAGTCTGCTTCTATCTTGTTCATTGGCTCTGTATAAACAGAATCGTTCTTAGTAGCATCTACATTTAACACCCTTACACTTTCTTGATAAGTATTTGAAAAATTAGTATCTACTCTGTTTGTGTTTGTCGTTGCACCGTTACCATAGTTTGGAGGAGTAATATCTTCTTCTATAAACATTCTTTGATTAGTTCTTTGCTCATATGTATTTTTAGAAACACTTATGCTTTCTGCTACATCTCTTGTGCAGGTATAGCTATCTATACCACCAAGTCTGTTTAGCCAATGAAAACGCACAAAATCATATGCAGGTTTTGCTGGTTGCCTATCAATAACAAAATGTCTTTCTTCTGTGATTGCGTATGTACCTACAGATGTAACTATTTCTAACTGTGCTTTGTACCACTCAGTGCTATCTGTTATAGTATTTGAAGCCACACTATTAATATGTGTTACAGATACATTTTGAATACAGTATGCTTTGTAAGTAGCAGTTGTTCCTGCTGAAACGGTACTAGCTCCATTTTCATTATCTATTAAATTTTTAAAATCAGTTAGATTTGCTGTATTACTATCACTTGTTGTTATTTTAATTCTAATATTGGTAGTAATATTACTACCTCCTGTTGCACGACCTTCTAAAATAAAAAAATGCAACCATTCTGCTTGGTGTGACAATCTCACAGGTTTTCTATAAGCTGGTGTACCTGAACCAACTGCGTTTGGACAGTAAGATAAAAACTTTTGAGTTGTGCTTGATGCTGCACCACTGATAGAGTATTTATTCAATCTATGTATGTCAGTCCATTGTGGTACTGCATTTATAATGCCAAATGCTGTACCATCTAAATAGTCAATAGTTGAACTACCAGAACTTACTGTAGCTACAGTCAAATCACCATTTGCATCTAATACTTCTGCTTTTACTCTAAAATCTATAAATCTAAATGCTCCTAATGAGTTCATGTATGGCTGTGCGTTACCTTGCAGATAAGAAGATATATCTCCATTGTATCCACCAAAGCCACCACCAAAAGATTGTATTGTACCAGCTTTTATAGGTGCAAGTGTGTAAGATAATAAGTCAGCACATATAGATTGTATATCAAAACTAAAAAATTGCCTGTCTGCTGTTTGACTTGCAAACTTACCTGTGTCTTGAAAAACAAAAGGCAAATCTCTTGACTTACTTACTTCTGCTATCTTTAGCATATCATAAGTTGCACCAAGACTTTGATTGACATTAAACTTAGTACCCATAAATATTTCTAAGATTACATTCACTACATCACCCTCTGCTTGTGGTTTGTAAGTACCTGTAACTCCTGTACCTGACCATTCCACCTGTATTGGTATAGGCAAATTAGCACTTACTAAATGATTCTCGTCACTGTCAGGATAGTCTGTGCTTGTTACTCTAGGTTCTATTCTTAATGTTAGTGCAGTTCCTGCTTTTATTATTGTACCCATCTTAGTATATTCTGTATTTGTTATTTAAATAATCTTTTACTATATTTTTTTCACTATCTTCAATCTGCTTGTTGTATATGATAACTTCTTGTAAATCACCAGCAAATCCTGTTCCTGAATTTGGCTTACCTATTCTAAAGACAGCATCATTAAATACAGTAGTATTATCAAAAGAAGGATTTTGTAAAGAATCACTAAAGGTGTTATTAATCTCTATTGTTGCTCTCTTGTTGTGAAACTTAACAAATATTATGTTAAAAGGAGAAGAATCAGATATTGTCCCAGAAACTTCTTCTGATTGACCAGCAGCGTCTTGCACAAAAAAACTTACGTTTGTGTTAGAAAAACTACCTAGCAATATTTGTTTACTACCATTGGCAAAATCAAATAAACCACCCTGCGTACCTTTAGCTACAAAGAACATAGAAAAACTTGTTGAACTTATTGGTAAATTATTATTAGAAACAAAATGTTGATTGGCTGTAAAGTTAATTCTTGCTTTATCGTTAGCACCATCATATCCTATTCTAAGTGGTTGACTAGCACTTGTAGCTTGAGCTACACTATTAGAGTTGCCAGAATAATCTGTCCAAGCACTTACTTGTTGTGTTGCAATATCAAATGTAACACCACTATCTGCTCTAAGCCAAACTACTAAATCACTAAAGTCTGATGGATAATTACTTACTGGTCTGAAGCATTTAGTAAATGCAGACATTGTAAATATTAATTTGATCTGTACTAGTCTATCATTGGCTACTTCTTTTACTCTTTCAAACTCTATACTCTCATCGTTTAAGTAAACCTGTACTGTTGCATCTTGAAAGTTTTTTAAAACTAAATCCATCCACTCAGTAGCTAAGTCTTGTAGGTTATCCCATCTGTGCTGTAATGTAACAGCAGACTGTGCTGCTTGTTGATATAGATTATAGAAGTTTACTTCAAACTCAAACTCTTCTCTACCACTATATATATCAGGCATTATAGATTCAGGTGGTTGTATAATCATTGCTGGATAAACAGTATTATGAGTTTCATTGATTTCACTTTCATAGCCAAATCTACTATCACCATATGTCCATTTATCCTGAAATACTGTTACTATGTCTTTTAATCTTGTTATTGCCATTATGTTACATTACTTTATTTGGGTTGTTGATTTTATCATTTACAGCGATTTCATAATCATTTTTTGCTGTATTCCAACTCAAATACGTTAATACTTTGTATAGATTAGCTCTTTTAACGCTATCTATTTCATTATATCCTTCTTCTTTAAAAACACCTTTCTCTGCTACCATATATAAACTATTTAACCAACCATAAGGTCTGATGTACTTTTTATAGAGTCCTTCTGTTGAGATTCTTCCTTTACTGGTTTTGATTCCTCCTTTTGATCCCCCACTAAATACGTTTGGAAAGTTCTTGTTAATCTGACGCTTTGCATAGTCAAAAAAAAACTGAACTCCCACACGATGTCCATACTTAATTTTTTAAATCTATCTGATTTGGCTGGAATAGCATCATCATCATACTCTTCTGTTGCTGTTCTACAAAGTATTGCCATTTGTTCTGGTAAAACGTCAAATTTACCATGCTTCATCATTTCTATAGTTGCATCTAATTGTGTAGATTCAATATAATCTCCAAAGGTGTTACGTTTTAAAAATTCTTTTGGAAAATAATATGTTTCACCTTCAAACTCAAAACTTTCTATACCAGTTGGCTTATACTCTTGTAATAATTCAGATACTGTTTCTACTGCTTGATTCACGCTTTCTAAATCTAATTTTTGCAACATTGCATCATTAACACCAGTTAGATATTTAAAAATATCTCTATTCATTCTTAAAACTTCTACCTCTTTTAGCTTTTCTTCTTTTATTTCTTTTTTCTCTTCATCTACTTCCATCTTTGTGTGTTTCTTTATAATCGTATATAAACCACACCACCACTCAAGTGTTATGTCTTTCCACTCAGTTGGTATTTCATATTTTTTGTCTTGTATTTGTATTTCTACCATTTTTGTTTTTTAAATTAATTCCTCTATATCTAAAACTTTTAAATCCTCATTCAGTATATCTGTTATCTCTCCAGTTAACAATTCTGTCTTTCTTGTTATTCTATCTATGAGCATAATCAAATCATACTCATTACTTTTGTTTTTAAGACCAGTCATAAAACCAATTGTCATGTATAGCACAAAGTTTGGGATGATATATGCAAACTCTGCCTTTAAATCTTTGTTATCTCTAACACCTTCATAGAAATTATTAGAATATGCTATGATTGTGTTTAATATATCGTTATATTCTCTAAATTTACCTAACTTACTATCTTCTGTAGCAAAATACGCTACTTTTTTTACATATACTATGTATTTTTCTAGTAATGCCTTGTGTTTTTGATTTACTGCATAAATTTCTTTGTAATTCATGTATTTTGTTAAAAATTTTATATAATGCAATAATATAAAAAAATTATCGCTAAAATTCCTAATATCTAGAAGTAATACTAAAAATAATTAACAATTACAAGTAATTTTAAGAAAAATATACTACTGACCCTTTATTTGACCATATTTCTCTGTTGATTGCCATAACTAAACAATCTACCATATCATCATGCTTTGCTGAAGGAAATTTAGATAATTGATCTAAAAATGTTTCATTCCACCCTCCTGCCAGTAAACTTACTCTACCTGACTCAAGTGTAGCAGATATATCTTGTACTCTTGCTACTTTATCTTTTGTTGGTGGCTTATCCTCTCTAATATTAAGTCCTGTTTCTCTAATTAGTGTTTGTACTATTGACTTACCAGATGCTTTTGGTTCTACAAAAATTCTTGACTGTGGTGTATAACCATTCTTCTGTACCCACTGTGGTATATATCTGACAAGTTCTGGAAACTCTTTATGTACATTGATACAATCTACGATTTGCCAAACGTTGTCTTTGTATGTATATGCTAGTAATGCTGAGGGGTCGTTCTTTTGATTTGCAGTATATGCTGGGTCTATCACAAAATTTATTGTAGCATCTTCTACTTTGTGTTTTGATATTTTAAACCAACTTGCTTTTATCATACCACTATCAATTGGCGTTGGTGTTTGCATGAGCTGACCTGCATAACCATAAGTACCCAAAGCAGTTTTGTAATCATCTAATACTTCTTTACCAAATCTTTCTTTCCAAAAATATCCGT